GCTGTAAGTCCTGAACCTGCACCTGAACCTCCTGTGGTTGACGTAGCGGAAGAGATTACACCAGAACCAGAAGTAGTGCAAGTTTCTCCACAGGCTTCTAGCGAGCCAGAAGTGGTTGTCTTAACCTCTAACACCGACTTGTCCCAGTTAGCCCCTGATACGCCTGTACAACTGGAAAATGGGGTCATTCTGACGGCAGAAGTGGCTATAGCGGTTCAACTACTACAGAACCCAGCAGAGTTACTCTCTGAATTATTTACAGACCCAGGAGCAGCCTTGGCTGCCTTTGGTAGCGTAGGTGCAGACCTACCTCCAGAAGTCCGTGAGACCGCAGAGGAAGTGGTCGTATCGGCCATTATCGCTGGCGGTATCGCAACCCAAGCAGCAGCATCCGCTGCAGCAACAGCCGCATATAGGAGAAAACCTTAATGAAGAAAATCTTTTCAGATATAGCAAATCAACTATGGACACTCCTTGGAATGTTCGTCGCATGGGTAGTCCTTGAAGGTTCTGCCAAGACAGTAGTTGGCTACTCAATTGTTATCTGTCTCATTATTTGGACAGTAACTATCAACCTACGCAACCTAAAGGACGATGAATAATGGATACATTCAAAAGTGTAATGATGCGCATTCTTGCCGTCATCGCAGCGGAATCACTCGGAGTAATCGGAGCGGGTTCCCTTGTTGGCATCGAAGTATGGCAGGCTGGTGTACTCGCAGGAGCACTAGGCGCTATGAAGGTAATCGAAGCACTCGCACGCTTCTACCTAGCCGATGGCAAACTATCAGCAGAAGAAATCAACGAGGCATTTGCCAAAGTTGATGCGAAGAAGGGCGAATAACATGGGTCAACGTCTAGATTTTATAGCAACAGCAAAAGGCGAACTGAACGTAATCGAGGGGCCGAAGGAAAACGAGACCAAGTATGGTGCGTTTACAAAGGCTAATTTCCTACCTTGGTGCGGTTCATTTGTTAACTGGTGCGCCAATGAAGTGGGACTCAAAATCCCTTCATGCGTATCTACAGTTGTAGGAGCAACAGCCTTTATGAAGAAGGGACAATGGGAAAAGGCAGAGGAAGCAATTCCTCTTCCAGGAGATATCGTATTCTTCGATTTCCCGAATGATGGCCTAGACCGAATCTCACATGTTGGGATTGTAGTCAAGGACAACGGAGATGGCACAGTAAATGTCATCGAAGGCAATACATCACCCGATAAGAAGGGCGACCAGCGAAATGGTGGACAAGTCTGCCTCAAGCGTCGCGCTTACAAGAAGAAGAACGGCTCTGCTCTAAAGAAGTCAATGCCAGTATATGTCATTGGGTTTGGCAAGCCAGTCTTCAAGTCATAAGGAGAACCATGTTCGATAGAAAGAAACTCGAATCAATTGCATCATCCTACCTTCGTGCAGCAGCAGCCTCTGTGGTTGCTATGTACATGGCAGGCGTTCATGACCCAAAGATATTGGCTACAGCCTTTTTTACAGGTCTAGTCGGCCCAATCCTCAAGGCGCTTGATAAGTCATCGCCAGAGTTTGGACGCGGTGCAAAGTAGGTTAAAACCTTTTAGCAACAAGAAACCCCCTTACCTTAGTATCACTACTAGGGCGAGGGGGTCTTTTGTCGTTTCTAAATGTTAATCGTCATCATCCGCTTCGAAATCCTCTAAGTCTTCGAGTAGCAGTTTAAGAGATTTTCGCCTTTGTCTTGCTCGATAGTCGTCGATAACTGCTTGGATTGCATTGACAGAGAACAGACCAAGCGCGGCTCCAAAGAAGGTAGCCCAGAAAATGTTTGACATAGTACTCCTTAGTATATTATAATATATATATTATATATACGAACGCCTAAGCGTTCGTTATCATATATAATCTCTTACAAGATAAATTATACACGTCAAATCCCAATTGTCAAATTTTATAAAAACTTGTAATTTACCTATCAGTAATATATATTCTCTTTATGGCTATAAAACTAGAAGAATATAACTTACCTGAGCATATGTCCTATTCGGCATTCTCAACCTACCTAACATGCGGCTATCAGTACTACCTCGGACGACTCCTCAACAAGGAGGAAGCACCTTCGGTGTGGTCGGTTGGTGGCTCTGCATTCCACCTTGCCTGTGAAAACTATGACAAGGAGACCCTATGAGCCAAGTAGCACAACTATGGGAGACCGCTTGGAATGAATCCAAGGGAGACCTAGACCTATCCAACGCTCGTGTTGGTGGTCGCGCAACCAAGGCTAACCCTAACAAAGAAGATGTTACCTTCTGGCAGTCTCAAGGCCCACGCTGGGTCGAAGGCTACATTGAATGGCGTAAGGCTAATCCTAACTGGAAAATATGGGTGGCACCAGACGGCAATCCAGGGATTGAACTTGCGCTAACACCTATCGTTGCAGGCGTACCAGTCAAGATGATTATCGACCGAGTGTTTGATGTTGATGGTCAGTTGGTTATCTGCGATTTGAAAACCTCACAGCAAACCCCAAGCAGTAGCCTACAGTTGGGCTTCTACAAGATGGGTATCGAGCAGACTTTCGGTATCGAAGTTAAGTGGGGCAATTACTACATGGCTCGTGGTAATGGTACGTCAGAGATGGTAGACCTGTCTAGTTACACATTTGACAAGATGGAATACCTAATCGAAAAATTTGACGTAGCACGTAAGGCTGGTGTATTCTTGCCCAACACAAACAATTGCCAGTACATGTGCGGGTTAACCGAGTACTGTCAATTCTCTACGAAGAAGGATAAATAAATGGCCGAAGACTGGAAGTTACAAGTCAACTACAAGTTGGCAACAGGCGACCTAATCAACATTCGCGCTAACAGCGCAGATGAACTCAGCGTATTGCTTGAGGGTATTGGGGATTACGCAACTCAGATTCACGCAACACAGCGACTACTGTCTCAGGCGGGTACACTAGCCCCCCTGTCGACTACCGCTTCCACTACAAGCACAATGCCTCCGCAATCCTCAACTCCGCCCCAGGCTCAGCCTCCATCAAGTATGGGAGCACCAGTCAGCCAACCCCCCGCGTCGGGGCCGACATGCATTCACGGAGCGCGAAAGTACAAGAGCGGAATCTCCAGCAAGACAGGCAATCCGTACGCGATGTGGGTATGTCCGATGCCTCAGGGCGCGGAGCAGTGCAAGCCAGTCAACTAGAACAAAAAGAACTATTTCCATTTTGAGTAACTAGAAAGGGTGCGATATGAGAACTCTCGTACGTTCAGTAGGTAGAGCCTCAATTGGCGGGGAACCCCTTCCTAGTTGCTTCAAAGCATTCGAGACGAACAAGATTATTATCAGGCGTTCAGAAGTTTCAATGTTTGCAGGTGCCCCAGGGGCGGGCAAATCAACACTTGCGTTAGCATTGGCTCTCAAGACCAACGTTCCGACATTGTACATATCAGCAGATACCAATGCACACACGATGGCTATGAGACTTGCATCTATGATTTCTGGGAAGAGTCAATCAGATGTAGAGCATAAACTTAATACTGATGTTGGTTGGACTAAAGCAATCCTCCAAAAAGGAAGCCACATAGTCTGGTCGTTCGAATCAGCACCAACTTTAGAAGATATAGTAGAAGAAGTACAAGCATTCGAAGAACTTTGGGGATGCTCCCCATCGATGATTGTACTTGATAACTTAATGGATGTGGCCACAGATGGTGGCGAAGAGTTTGCATCAATGCGTGCAATTATGAAGGAGTTGAAGTATCTTGCGAGAGCGACTAACGCTGCAATTGTGGTTCTACACCACACTTCGGAAGCAATTCCTGGAAATCCTTGTCAACCGAGAAGCGCCATTCAAGGTAAGGTCTCTCAACTCCCTGCGCTTATATGTACGCTTGGAACTGTTGGCACATCGATGGGCGTGGCGTCAGTCAAGAATCGCTATGGAAGAGCCGACCAAAACGGTACGCTCATGACATGGTTAGCATTCAACCCTGAGTACATGTACGTAGAAGATATTCCAGAGAACGCATGACGACTAGGAAAAGCCATAAGGCTAGAGGTGCTACATTTGAAACAGATATTAGAGATTGGTTTCGTAATCATGGCTTCGATGCTGAGCGTCTGGCTAGGGCTGGTGCTCGGGACGAAGGCGACGTTGTTGTCAAAACGGACTTCCTTGGGAGCATCGGAATCCTTGAATGTAAAGCGCCAGGGGCAGGCAACGCTATTTCACTTAGTGGCTGGTCGCAGGAGTCTCAGGTCGAAGCAACGCATTATGCGGAAGCAAGAGGCATCGACCGTAAAGCAGTACTCCCAGCAGTCGTTATCAAAGCAAGAGGCAAGTCAATAGATGATGCATACGTAGTATTTAGATTAGGAGACCTGTTCGGTGATGACTGATGACCTACCAGATATCGTAGCGGTACTGCGACATTACGGCGCTAACCTTAACCGCACTACTGGTCAGGTCAATGTCAAGTGTCCGTTCCACAATGACTCGCACGCAAGTGCTAGTTTCAATACAAGAGAAAACATTTTTAATTGCTTCGCGTGTGGTATGCAAGGCAATAGCATTCAAATAATTGCTAAACAAGAAAGGTGCGATATACGTGAAGCAAAGTCAATCGCAGAAGGAATTACTGGGGAGAGCAGCAGCCAAGTACGCGGAGAATATACATCTGGCGGAAGATTACCTCGCGGGTCGGGGAATAAGCAAAGAGGTGGCTCGGGCGGCTCGATTAGGCGTAGTCTCGGAGCCTGAGGTAGGACATGAGGCATTCCTGGGAAGATTATCTATACCCTACATTACTAAGACTGGTGTTGTAGACTTACGTTTTCGCTCTCTTAATCCAGCAGTAGAGCCTAAGTATATGGGCATGACTGGTGCAGAGACCAAGATGTACAACGTTATTGATGTTGAACGAGCAGGCGATTGGATTGGAGTATGCGAAGGTGAACTCGACACTATTACTTTGTCTCGCTGTGTCGGCATCCCTTGCATTGGTGTTCCTGGAGCAAACTCATGGAAGAAACATTACACACGATTGCTTGCAGATTTTGAAAGAGTATTCGTCTTCGCTGACGGAGACCAACCTGGGAAAGAGTTTGCCACTAGTCTTGCCAGAGAACTTCCAGTTACTGTTGTCTCCATGCCAGACGGAGAAGATGTTAATTCGGTGTATGTGCGATACGGCGCAGACTTCATCCGCGATAAGATGGGGTTGGGATTAGACGATGAGTAACATTCCAAACTGTCCTGACTGTGGAGAGCCATTCGAGAACGTGTTCGAGGCGACA